ATGCCCAAACTGTCGACCGGCGATCTCCGCGCGCTGCTCGCGGCGGAGAAAGCCGATGCGCTCTCCGCCATGTCGGCCTCCAAGCTCTCGGACGAGCGCGCGCGCGCGCTCGACTACTACCTCGGCGACATGAACCGCGACATGCCGGCGCCGCAGGGCCGCTCGAAGGCGGTCTCGACCGACGTCGCCGACACGGTCGAAGGGCTGATGCCCGCCCTGATGGACATCTTCTGCGGCGGCGACGAGGTGGTGCGGTTCGAGCCGGTCGGCCCCGAGGACGTCCCCGCGGCCGAGCAGGAGACCGATTACGTCAACCACGTGTTCATGCAGGACAATCCGGGCTTCCTCATCCTCTACAGCTTCATCAAGGACGCGCTCCTGTCCAAGGTCGGCATCGTCAAGGTGTGGTGGGAGACGCGCGAGGAGACCGAGCGCGAAACCTATCTCGACCAGCCGGCGGACGCCTTTGCGCTGATCGTCGCCGATCCCGACGTCGAGATCGTCGAGCACAACGAGCACGCAGTAGCCCGCGAAGACGGGCCTGGACGCCCTGATGTTCTGCACGACGTCACCGTCGAGATCCGGCGAAGGCGCGAAGGCGCGCGGGTGGCGGCGGTGCCGCCGGAGGAATTCGGCATCGCCCGCAACGCGCGCGACATTCGCAGCGCCGGCTACGTGTTCCACGACGTCCTGCGCCGCCAGGAGGAGCTGATCGCGGACGGCTACGACGAGGAGCAGGTCAAAAAGCTGCCGAGCTACAGCGGGTTGACGAACATCGAGACCCAGGCCCGCGACACCGTCGAGGAGCGCCGGGGCAGCCAGGGCGATGAAGGCGTCAACAAGGCCAACCGGCTGATCAAGGTCACCGAGCACTACGTGCGCATGGACTACGAAGGGAGTGGCAAGCCCGGCATCTGGCGGGTGACCACGGGGGCTGAGCAGGGCGACATCCTCGTCCGCGACGGCGCGCCCGACGTAGTGCGCGTGGATGCGATCCCGTTCGCGGCGATGACCCCGGTGATCATCACGCACCGCTTCTTCGGCCGTTCGATCGCCGACCTGGTGATGGACATTCAGCGCATCAAGACCGCGCTGCTGCGCGCGCTGCTCGACAACGCCTACCTCGCCAACAATCCGCGCACCGAGGTGGCGGAGAGCCATTCCACCGAGACCACGCTCGACGATCTCCTGGTCTCGCGCCCGGGCGGGATCGTGCGCACCAAGATGCCGGGCGGCCTGAGCGTGATCCAGCACCCCGACATCGGGGGGCAGGTGTTCCCGCTGCTGCAATACCAGGACGCTACCCGCGAATGGCGCACCGGAGTCTCGCGCCAGGGTCAGGGCGTCGATCCCAACGCGCTGCAGAACCAGGTCGCGACCATCGCCAACCAGATGTTCAATGCCGCGCAGGCCAAGATGAAGCTGATCGCGCGCATCTTCGCGGAGACCGGCATCCGCGATCTGTTCCTGCTGCTGCATGGCGTCATCCGCAAGCACGGCAGCGCGGCCGCCACGGTGCGCCTGCGCAATGCCTGGGTCACGATCGACCCCCGCGACTGGAGGGCGCGCAACGACATGACCGTGAATGTCGGTCTCGGCACCGGCAGCAAGAGCGAGCAGCTCGCGCACCTCAACATGATCATCGGCGCGCAGAAGGAAGCCGTCGCCGCCGGCCTGGTGAGCCCGAAGAACCTGTTCAACTCGGCCAAGGAGCTGGTGAAGCTCGTCGGCCACCGTAACGTCGAAACCTTCTTCACGCCGCCGGGCGCGGGCGCGAGCGCGAACGATCCGACTTCGGCGCCGATCCCGCAGCCTCCTGATCCGAAGGCGGCGCAGGCGCAGGGGCGGCTCGAGCTCGAACACGCCAAGGCGGCATCGGACGCGCAATTGGCCGCGCAGAAGACCCGCGCCGATCAGGAAATGAACGCGGCGCGGATCGCCAGCGATGCGCAGTTGCGGCGCGAGCAGTTGAAGGCCGAGTTCGACCTCAAGCTCCAGCAGATGACCGCCGAGTTTGCGCTCAAGCGCGAGCAGATGGCGGCCGAGCTGGCGCTCAAGCGCGAGCAGATGGCGCTCGACGCCCAGGTGCGGCAGGGCACGAGCGAAGCGAAAGCGCCTGCCCCCGGCGGCCCGGTCGCCACCGCGATCGATGGCGTGCGCTTGGGCGGGGAGCTGGGATGAACGAGCAAGAGCTCAGCATGTCGCCCCCGCGCGGGGACGACAGTTCTCTGATTGCGGCCCGGGGCAAAAGGTTCAGCGTGACCAATGACCGACAAGCTTGACGCCGCAGTCGCGCGCGGCGCGCGCGCGCACGCGCTGCTCGGGAACGAGCTGCTGCAGGAGGCCTTCGACAAGCTCGAGGCCGACTACGTCGCGGCCTGGAAGACCTGGCCGGCGGCCGATCGGGATGGACGCGAAAGACTCTGGCAGGCCGTCAACGTGCTCGGCAAGGTGCGCGACCATCTCGCGCGCATCGTCGCCGACGGCACGCTCGCCCAGCGCGAGCTGAGCGATCTGGTGCACAAGGGGCAATGACTAAAACATTTCGCCGGTGTCGACGTAGCGATGGAAACCCTCTCCCCTTGCGGGAGAGGGTGCCCGAGCGAAGCGTCGCTGAGCGAGGGCGGGCGAGGGGGCGGCTTGCGAGATCTGCCTGCGGCCTCCCCCTCACCCGGCTCGCTTGCCTCCGCTCCGCTTCGGCGTGCTCGCCACCCTCTCCCGCAGCCGAAGTCGGATTTATCCGACTTCGGCCAACTTTAAGAAGGCCCGAACTCGGGCAAGCCCGAGTTCGGGTGGGGGAGAGGGTGCGAGCGTGCAGCACAAGGCGCGCGCCTTCGGACCATGTGCGTCAATTCCGTGCGTAAAGCCAGACTCGAACCAACTCGAAAATGAAGAGGAAACATGACCAACATCGACGTTGACACCGCCGCCACGCGCGGCGCGCCCGTCCTCGAGATCACGGTGGACGGCGACAGCAATCTTTCGGTCTTGAAAGCCGCGCGCGCCGTCACGGCCGCACGGGAGAAGGATCAGCCGCCGAGGGCCGAGGAGCGCCGCGACGAGGCGCCGCCGCCCGCGGCGCGCGAACCGAGCTCCGCGCCAGCGGAGGGCGACGCCGCCTCTCGGGAGACGACCGAGATCCGCGGCGAGACAACGGACGTCGATCCGGCATTGCCGCCCATCGCGCCCCCGAGGTCTTGGACGAAGGAAGACAAGGAGCTCTTCGCGAGCCTCCCTCGCGCCACGCAGGAGCGTCTGGCGGAGCGCGAGCGGTCACGGGAGGGCGATTTTCTCCGCCGTCAGAACGAGGCCGCCGACAAGCTCAAGGGCCTCAGCGCCAAGGAGCAGGCGGTGGAACAGGCGAGGCAGCAGTACGAGTCTGCGTTGCCGACCTTGCTGCAGAATCTGCAGGCGACCATGAATTCGGAGTTCGCCGACGTGAGAACGTGGGCGGACGTGCAGAAGATGGCCGCCGAGGATTGGCCGCGCTACGTCCGCTGGGACGCGTATCAGAAGCAGATCGCGGAATCCGGCCTGCAGCTCGCGGTCGCGCAACACCGCCAGCAGCAGGAAAGGCAGCAGAAATTCGCCGCATTCGCCGCCCGCGAGGACGACCTCTTCAAGGAGAAGATCCCCGACATGGCGGACGCCAAGAAGGCTGCCGAGCTGCAAGCGGCGGCACTCGCCGTGCTCAAGGAGCTGGGCTTCGAGGAGGCCGAGCTGGCGCAGTCGTGGAACGGCCGCAACGACCTGTCGCTCCGCGACCATCGCGTGCAGCTCCTGATCCGCGACGCCACGCTCTGGCGCGAGGCCCAGCAGAAGGCGAAAGCGGCAACCGCCAGGCCGGTGCCGCCGGTGCAGCGGCCCGGCGTCGCGCAGCCGCGGGGCGCTGCGCAAGAAGCGCAAATCCAGAACCTCACCAAGCAACTCGATGAGACGAGCGGCGTGAATGCGCTACGCACCGCGGCGAAGCTCGTCGCGGCCAGACGCGCCGCTCGCTAGAAAGGAACGACTGTCATGGCAATGCCCACCAATACCTTCGCGACTTATGAGGCCGTCGGCAACCGCGAGGATCTCTCCGACGTCATCTACCGCATCGACCCGACCGATACGCCGTTCATGACCGCGTGCGAGCGGGAGAAGGCGACCGCGGTCAATCACGAATGGCAGACCCAGGCGCTCGCCGCCGCTGACACCGCCAACGCGGTGCTCGAAGGCGACGACGCTACTACCGACGCCGTCACCCCGACCGTGCGCCTCGGCAACATCTGCCAGATCTCCGACAAGGTCGCGCGCGTGACCGGAACCCAGCGCGCGGTCGAGCACGCCGGCCGCGACGACGAGCTCGCCTACCAGGAGATGCTCAAGGGTCTCGAGCTCAAGCGCGACATGGAGTCGATCCTGGTAGGGACAAACCAGGCCAAGGTTGCCGGCAACGACTCGACCGCGCGCAAGACCGCCTCGATCCTGTCCTGGATCAAGAGCAATACCGACAAGGCCGGCGACGGCGCCAATCCGTCCGCCGCCGACGGCACCGGCACCCGCACCGACGGCACCCAGCGTGCCTTCAGGGAGTCGCAGCTCAAGGGCGTGCTGCAGTCGATCTGGAACAACGGCGGCAAGCCGGACACCATCTTCACCGGCGGCTTCAACAAGCAGACGTTCTCCACCTTCACCGGGCGCGCCACGCCGATGGAGGACACCAAGAGCAAGCGGATCGTAGCCGCGGTCGACTTCTACGAAAGCGATTTCGGCCGGCTCTCGGTCACGCCCAACCGCTTCATGCGGGCGCGCGACGTGCTGGTGCTGCAGACCGAGATGTGGGCGGTCGCCTTCCTCAACGGCCGGCGCATGGTGTCGATCCCGCTCGCCCGCACCGGCGACTCCGAGCGCCGGCAGATGCTGTCGGAATACGCCCTGGTCGCGCGCAACGAGAAGGCGTCCGGCGGCGTGTTCGACCTGACCACGTCTTAATCAGGCGCAAGCCCCGGGGGCGGAAGACGGCGATCCCGTCGTCCGTCGTCCGCCCCCTGCGTCATCGGCGCTGCGTCCATTGTTTCTTAGGAGGCCAAAATGGCTGTTCCCGAACTGCATCCCCTCAGCGAAATCGCCGTGCACGCGTTCTCCAGCAGCATCGGCACCGCGCCCGCCGCGGCCTACGCGCGGGCACCGTTCCGCGGCAAGGTGCTCAAGGTCGGCGTGATCCAGAACGGCGCGGTCACCGGCACCGCCACAATCGCCGCCGCCATCAACGGCAATGCCATCGCCGGCGGCTCGCTCGCGGTCACTGGCGGCGGCGCCGGCACGCTGTTCACCGCGGCTCCCACCGCGGGAAACGACGTCGGCGAGGACGACGTGATCTCGTTCACCCCGTCGGGCGCGAGCGGCAGCGTCCAGGGCCATTGCTTCGCGGTGATCCGGAGGGCGTGATGGCAAATCCCATCCGCTGGCAACAGTCGAGCCGGCTCGGCGGAGCGCAGCAGGTCACGCTGAGCGCCGTCTCGGCCGCCTCCGCCGCCTTTGGTCCGGAGACTTATCAAATCCGCGTCTGCCTTGCGGACGTCGCCGGCTCGCCCACCTCGATCCGGTTCCGCATCGGGGACGGCACGCCGACGGCGGTCTCGACCGATCCGGCCTTGCCGAGCAACGCCGTCGAGTATTTCACCGTCACGCCGGGTCAGAAGATCGCGGCCGTTCTCGTCGGCGGCACGAGCCCGTCGGCGCAGCTGACCGTCGCCGAAATCGCCTGATGCGTACCGTCCTGCTGCTCGATCGCACCGACAAGCGCCTGGTCGCCGTGAGCTCGCAGGACGTCGAGCCGATCCTCGAGCGCAACCGGATGCTGCGCAACGAGCCGCAGAAGAGCGACTTCGCCCGCCACATCGCATCGGTGCCGAACGTCCTCCTGGTGCAGTGGCTCAACGAGGAGCATGCGCGCGGCAATTCGGACCTGCGCATGTTCACACCGCAGTTCTACGCCCTGGTCGCGCGCAGGCTCGCCGACCCGGCCTGGAAGCATCTGCGAACCGACAAGTAGCCCCGCCCGAAAGCGGAGAAGGCCCCCGCGCGACGCTCCCGAGCGCCGCGCTTGCTCGTGCGTTGCGGCCGCGTCTCGCGGCGCGGGCTCGACGCCGAGCGCCGGATCAGTCAGGAGGTGTCACTGCCATGCTTGCCCCGTTGTTCTTCTTGTGCCCTCGAACCTATCACGCGCTCAAGCTCGCCGCCGCGGCGCGGCACGAGTTGTGCGCGCCATTTCTCGGCACGCATCGCCGCGATCTGCTGATGCGGCTCATCTACCCGCTGTAACAGCGGGCCTTTCATTCGTCATGCCCGCGCAAGCGGATGCGTGCCGACTGAGCACCCTCTGCGCTGTCATGCCCGCGCAAGCGGGCATCCCGTAACCCGTAAAGGTGCGATGCGAGGAGCGAGAGGCGCCTCTCACGCTGTCGCCGATTACTGGATCGTCCGCTTTCGCGGACGATGACAAGCGAGGGAACTTGGCGCCCATGAGACCAAACCCTGCAATGACCCTGGAAAAGCGCCGACCATTACGAGAACCGCTGTAAGCCCATGACCATCGCCACCTACGCCGACCTGCAAGCCGCGGTGAACAACTGGCTCGATCACAGCCTGTTCGCCGCGCGCGTTCCGGAGTTGATCGCCTTGTTCGAGGCCGCGGCCAACCGGCGCCTGCGCGTGCGGCAGATGGAAGCGACCGCGACGCTCACGCCGGGCGGCGCGGGCACGGTGGCGCTGCCGTCCGACTACCTGGCGTGGCGGCGCCTGACCTGGATCGGAGCGACGCGCAACGAGCTCGACTACGTGCACCCGTCCTATTTCCAGGCTGCCTATCCGACGTCACCCGCTGACGTGCCGCGTTTCTTCACCATCGAGGGATCGACGCTCGAAATCACCTCGCTCGACCAGACGCCGCTGCAACTCGACTATTTCCAGAAGGTCCCCGCGCTCTCGGCCGGACCGGGCGACGGCAGCGGCACCAACTGGCTGCTGACCGCCCATCCCGATCTCTACCTGTTCGGCGCGCTGGTCGAAGCCGAGATGTTCGGCGCCAACGACGAGCGCGCTCCGCTCTGGAAGGCGCGCCGCGACGAGATCTTCGGCGAGATCGAGACCTTGAGCAACAAGTCGCGCGGAGCGGGTGCGATACGCGTCATGGGGCCGAACCCATGATGCTTCCGTTCGGCGAATATCGCCCCGACATCACGGACTACGACGGCAGGAGCTCGCAGATCGTGCAGAACGTGGTGCCGCGCGCCGACGGCTACGGGCCGTGGAAAAGCTTCGTGCCGTATTCGAATCAGATGCCCGGCCCTGCTTCCAACCGCGGCTTCTTCTATGCCCGCAAATCCGACGGCTCGGTACAGGCGTTCGCCGGCACGCTCAACAAGCTCTACCAGCTCGATCCCACCACGCTGTTGTGGACCGACGTGTCGGGCGGCGCCTATTCGGCGTTGCCGACCGGCTACCATTGGCAGTTCGCGCAGTTTGGCAATTTCGTCGTCGCCGTGCAGCCGAACGTCGCGCCGCAGGTGTTTCAGCTCGGCGTATCGACTGTTTTCGGCAATCTCGGCGGCGCGCCGCCGCAGGCCGCCTACGTGGCGGTGGTCGGACGATTTCTCGTTCTCAGTGGGCTCACCTCGCAGCCGTTCCGCATTCAATGGTCGGGTCTCAATGCCATCACGACCTGGACATCGGGAGTCAATTCCAGCGACTTTCAGGACTTTCCGGATGGCGGCATTGTGCGCGGCGTCGCCGGCGGCGAGTACGGCGTGGTGTTTCAGGACTCGGTCATGCGCCGGATGGTCTATCAGCCGGGCGCGGCCTACGTGTTCCAGATCGACCGCATCGCCGAGGACAAAGGCCTGCTGGCGCCTTACTCCATCATCCGGGCGGCCGACCGCATCTTCTGGCTGGCCGCGCAGGGCTTCCACCAGATGCTGCCCGGCGGCCCTCCGCTTCCGATCGGCAAGGAGAAGTTCGATCGCACCTTCTTTACCGACTACGACCAGTCGCAGCTGCAGCTGATCATCGGCGCCGGCGATCCCGAGCAGAGCCGGGTGTACTGGAGCTACAAATCGCAAGGCGGCGCAGTCGGGCTGTTCGACAAGATCATCTGCTACGACTACGCGCTCGACCGCGCCGCGATCATCGCGCAGAGCGGCGACTATATCGCCACGCTGTCGCGTCCGGGCCTGACGCTCGAGGGACTCGATTCGATCTCGACCAATATCGATACCGGGATCGCGTTCTCGCTCGATGACGTCGCGCTGGCGGCGCTGCCCAAGGTCGCCATCGTCGACGGCAGCCATAGGCTCGGCTTTTGCAGCGGCGGCAATCTCGAGGCCACCCTCGACACTCCGGAGCAGGCCCTGGACGGCCGCCGCATGCGGGTCAAGGGATTGCGGCCGATCACGGATGCGCCGGCCTGCTATGGGGCGGTCGGCGCGCGCGAGAACCGGCAGAGCGCCGTGCTCTACAGCGCCGAGCAGGCCGTCAACGGCAAAGGCCTCATCCCCGCCAATGTGTCGACGCGTCTGGCGCGCGGTCGGCTGCGCATTCCGGCCGGAACGGCGTGGAGCTTTGCCTCGGGCTTCGAGCCCCAGTTCGCGCAGGAGGGCAAGCGATGATCAGAGCACGGCCGACAGACGACAGGCCACGGAAAGGGCGATCCATCATCAGTCCTCTGTCGTCCTCCCTCTGTCGTCCGTCGTCTATTCTCGGTCGTCTGCCATGACGATCGGCACGCTCTCGCCCAATGAGAAGGATCTCTACAAGATCGTCTCGCTGGTGCGGGCGCTCACGGAAGGCCGCAACAATCTCACCTCGGCGCAGGCGACCGCGCTGCTCGACGTGTTCGCCGGCGATAGCGGCTCGGGCGGCGTCAAGGGTCTGGTGCCGGCGCCGGCGGCCGGCGATGCCGAGAAACTGTTGCGGGCAAGTGGCGGCTGGGCGAGCGCCGCGCAAGTCACGGCGCTCATCGGCATCCCGGCAAACATCCGCGTGTTCGCCGGCAGCAGCTCCTATCCGACCGTCAGCAATGGCGGCGTCAAGGTCCTGGTCATGGCCAAGGGTGCCGGGGGCGGCGGCGGCAGCAGCACTTCGCTCTCGTTCGCCGGCGGCAGCGGAGGCGAAGGCGCGACCAGCTGGAAGCTTGCCGCGGCTTCGGCGCTCAGCGGGCAGCCGGTCACCATCGGCGCGGGGGGAGCAAACGTCGCCGCCAATACCGACGCTGCCGGCGGCACCGGCGGCACCACCAGCATCGGCAGCGTCGTCAGCGCCCCCGGCGGAGGCGGCGGCGGCCGAGGCAGCACTGGCGGCGCCGGCGGGGCCGGTGGCAGCGGCGGCACCAGGGATTGGGGAATGCCTGGAATCGCGGGCGGACCCGGCCAAACTGCCGACGGCAGCAAAATGATCGGATCGACCGGTGGCGGCAACGGCGGCGGCGTATTCGGCGGCAGCGGTATCGGCAATTCCGGCGGCGGTGGCGGGCCCGGGTTTCAGGCCGCGGCTTCCGGGCCAGGCGGCTCCGGCATTCTGGTGTGCATCGAGTTCGGAGTGATCTGACATGCGATACGCCGTGCTGCGGGCCGGCCAGGTCATCAACGTCATCGAGCTCGATGACGTCACGGCGTGGGGCGTGCCTGATGGCTGCATGATTGTCGCGAGCGACCAGGGCAATATCGGCGACAGCTTCGACGGAACGACCTTCGAGCCGCCGCCGTCTGCAGCGCCGGCGCTGCGCCGAGTCGTGCGCAAGAGCGTCATTGTCGAGCGCCTGCAGGCGGCAGGCTTGCTGGAGGCGGCGCGCGCGGCACTTGACGCCGCCGATCTCTATACGCGCGAGCGCTGGAACGCGCGCGACGCCATCTATGCCGACGACCCGACCGCGATGGCGCTGCTGCAGACGATCGGCGCCGACCCCGAGGCGATACTCGGATGACGAGCGACAGACGACTGACGACGGAGGACGGAAAGGACGATGTATCATCTGTCCCCCGTCGTCCGCCCTCCGTCGTCTGTCCGCTGTCGTCTGTCGTCTGTCGTCTCGTCTGCGTCGATCCGGCCTGGGTTCATGAGCTCTGGCCGCACGTGCGCGACCTGATCCAGGCCGCGATGCGGCGCGGCGACCTCAGCGCGTTCCGGCCGGTCGAGAGAAGCGTGCTGCGCGGGGATGCGCTGCTCTGGATCGCCTGGACCGGCGACGAGGTCGCGGCCGCCGCCATCACCGAGCCGCAGCAGACCGAGTGGCGAAAGGTCTGCGTGATCGTGGCTTGCGGCGGCGCCGGCGCGCGACCCCCGCTTTCGCGGGGACGGCCGGGGACGGGCATGCGCGCGTGGCTGGCGCTGCTTGACGGCATCGAAGCCTATGCGCGCCGCAGCGGCTGCTCGGCCGTGCGCATCGTCGGCCGCAAGGGCTGGGCGCGCGTGCTGACTTCATACAAGGCAAAACGAATCGTTCTGGAGAAGGATCTCTGACATGGGCGGCACCACGCAGGAAACCAACAAGACCACCAACACCAGGCAGAATACGAGCGGCGCCACCAGCGCGAACACGAGCGGCACGCAAAGCGCGAACACGAGCTCGTCGCAGTCTCAGACGCAAGCTCTGGCGCCGTGGGCGGGCAGCGCCAATCTGCTCGGCGATATTCTCTCCCGGCTCGGCGGGGTCCCTGCGGGGCTCACCGGTGCGGAAAGCGGCGCGCTCGACCAGCTCTCCGGGATAGCAGCGGCCGGCAATCCCTACGCGCCGGCGATCGGCGCCGTGGCGACGCAGCTCCTGGGCGGCGGGCCGGATCGCTCGGCCTCTGTCAATAATGCCTACCAGCAGTATCAGCAGCAGCTGCAGCCGTTCGTCAGCGGGCAATATGTCGATCCCGCATCCAACCCGGCGCTGCAAGGCTATCTCGATACGATCCGCAACGACGTCGGCAACCAGGTCAACGGCATGTTCGCCGGCGCCGGGCGTGATCTCTCCGGACTGAACCAGCAGGCGCTGGCGCGCGGGATCGCGCAGGCCGAGGCGCCGGTGCTGCTCGATGCCTACAAGGACGCGCGCAACCAGCAGCTCGGCGCCATCAACTCGCTCTACGGCGCCGGCAACACCACCGGCGGCCTGTTGTCGAGCCTCGACCAGGCGCGGCTGGGCAACATGCAAGCCGGCATCGGCGCGGCCGACGCGGCGAACGCCGCGGGGATGTGGGGCCCGACCCAGATGCTGGCGATCGAGGCGCAGCGACGCGGCATCCCACTGCAGGCTTTGGCCGCGCAATACGGCATGGTCTTGCCGGCGGCGCAGGCGTTCGGGACGCGCAGCGGATCGGGCGCCAGCGCGGGATCGAGCGCCGGGCAGAACGCGACCACCAGCGCGGGCACCAGCACGAGCCAAAGCGTCGGCAGCGACACCAGCCAGACCACGCAGAGCACGCCGTTCAATCCGTGGTCGCTCGCCCCGCTCGCATTCCTGCCGCTCACCGGCGGCGCCAGCCTCGCCGGCATGGGCGCGGGCGCGCTCGGCGGCGGACTCTTCAACTCGCTCAGCAACGGATTTCTGGGCGGCGGCAACTGGCTCTCGGGCGTTGGAAAATAGAGGGGCATCGTTATGGCAGGCATCATTCCCAACTTGTTCGGCAATGCTGACGCGGGCAGCGGCGGCGTGTTGCCGTTCGGCCCGGCGCCGCTTGCACAAAATCCCGTCGACGCCAACCGCAACGCCATCCTCGGCTACCTCGCCGGCGCGCTGCAGGGCGGCAATCTCGGCCAGGCGATCGCGCGGGGGTTGCAAGGCTCGATGCACGGTTCGCAGACGGACGCGGCGCAGCAGGCTCAGCGCGCGGCCATGCAATATGTCGGGCAGCGCCAAGATATCGATCCCGCGCTCCGATCCGCGCTGATGCAAAATCCGCAGCTCGCGATGCATTACCTGCTGGCGAGCGGGCGGCCGCACGTGACCGGAGACATCGCCGACTACGAGTACGCCAGGAAGCAGGGTTTTCCCGGCACGTTCACGGATTTCGTGCAGCGCAAGCACGGTCGTGCGCCGCTCCCGGCAGCAGACGTTCAGTCCGAGGCGCCCAAATGAGCTTCTTCAAATGGTCCAAGACCGCCAACAACAACGCCACGGCGGACTCCACCATCAACTGGGCCGAAGGCCAGGCGCCCTCGACCGTGAACGACTCCGCCCGCGCCATGATGGCCGCTGCGGCCAAATATCGCGACGACGCGGCCGGCGCCATTACCAGCGGGGGGACCGCGACGGCCTATACGGTGACCTCGAACCAAAGCTTCGACTCGCTCGCCAACCTTGATGGCAAGATCATCGCTTTCGTGCCGCACGTGACCAACAGCACGCCGGTCACGCTCAATGTGGATGGTCTTGGCGCAAAGCCGCTGCGCTCGGCGCCGGGCGTCGACCTGGGCGTCGGCGTAATGGTGCAGGGAACGCCCTACGTTGCGGTCTACAACAATTCTGCCGCGGAATGGTATCTGCGCGGCTTCTTCGGCCCGACCGACTACAGCATTCCACTCGGTGCGGGGCTGCCCTATTTCGGCGCGGCTGCGCCGAACAGCAAGTTCGTGTTTCCGTTCGGACAGGCGATCTCGCGCGCGACCTATGCGGGCTGCTTCGCGCTCCTGGGCACGACCTATGGCGCCGGCGACGGGGCCACGACCTTCAACCTGCCGGACCTGCGCGGGCGCGGGCTGTTCGGCAAGGACGACATGGGCGGCGCCGCCGCCGGCCGTATTACTTTGGGCGGGTCAGGAATCGCGGGCACCGCGCTCGGCGCAGCCGGCGGTGCGCAGACGCATACGCTCGCGATTTCCGAAACCCCTTCGCATACCCACGCCAATGCGCTGAGCGATCCGGGACATACGCATGGCGTGAGTGGAACGACGGGCGGAGCGTCCGCCAATCACGCGCATTCTTTCAGCGGGGCTACGGCGACAGACGGAGTGCATTTTCATCAAGCGGCCCTCCAGAACACAACACCAAGTATTGGCAACGTGGGCAGTCCTGGAAGTGGTTTCAACGGGCCGACCGGTTCCGTTGTGAATACCTCCAGTGACGGCGGTCACGCCCACGGTTTTAGTGGGGCGACGGGCATCCAGGATGCCGATCACTCTCACAGCTTCAATGTGATCTCTGCGGCTTCTACAACCGGAGCATCCGTCGTGAACGCGCCAGCAGGTGGGGGGCTGGCGCACAATAACATGCCACCGACGATGATGGTCAACTACATCATGCGCGTCATTTGATCGGTTCCACGGCTGCATCCGTCCGACGAAGAAAAAAGCGAGCGCCTAAGATACGTAAGTCGGAGACTGGCCATTCGCGATAACGGGAATTCGATATCCGTAGTCGGGGTAGAAATTCGCTCAAATATTGGTCCTCGGCGAAGCAATTCGGCGACGTGTTTTCGACGTTAAAGCCTGCCTCGCCAAAAATTTGGATGCATTCGCTATGTCGCACTCGGTTGCCTTGGCTCGGATGACGCGTCCTTTCGATCAAGAACTGCATGTCGCTTCTGATCAGAAATTCAAGAGGTCGTGAAGGATTCAGATGGTCGCGGAAATCAATCTGATGACTGTTTGCGCCACCAATGCGGGTTAGGTTTGCGAAAACTCGACATGCAGAAGACAAATCAGAAACATGCTCCAAAACTGCGTTCGAGATGATGAGATCAAACAACTGACCGCGCAAACCTGAAAGCTGCTCTGCAGGCTGGACTACACGCCGGATTACGCTCGGCGGATATCCCTTGGCCCCAAGAACAATGTCAATTGCTGACGAAGGGCCGGCCCATCTGGCTCGGAACTCTTCGTAGAAACGAGGATGATAGTTGTCATCCCAGGCTGCAAGGTATGGATCAGCAACAGTTACACGAGCGCCATGACTCGCAAAGACTAGTTGCGGGGCAAATGATAGACCAGGGCCGATTTCAAGAATGCTTGCCTGTGAGAGATCGATCTTAGCTTGTCGGGCGATATCTTCATGCGTGCGCGCCATCTCAAGGGCATAATCGACGTCCGCGGTGACACATCGCCGCTCATTTCGGCGCTTCAGCCGATAGATCGATCTTAGAATGGGGATCGGGATCATGCGAGAGTGCTGCTGCGAAGATTGTAGCGCTCTACCCGTGACGCGCAATCTTTTTGTAGTTCCGTGCGATCATCGAGCGTCACGCTGGCCGACATGAACGCACAACGCGTTACCGAAAAGCCGCAACGGCCAAGCGATTTCGTGGGGCTCATCGCTGCTTAGTTCAAACCGCCCCAGTTCACCCCCAAGCCGCCGCGAGGCGGCTTTTTCATTTGGAGAAACAGCATGCCCCCCACTCCTGAGCGGACCGAGCTCGGCTATCACCGCATGTGGGACCGATGCACGGTCGAGCTGGGCAAGGTCGAGCCGGCAAAGAAGATCGCCCGCGCCATCATCGCCCATCGCAAAGCCTACGAGGCGATCGAGAAGGCGACCGGCGTGCCCTGGTTCATGACCGGCGCCATCCACAGCCGCGAATCGGACCTCGATTTCAACACGCACCTGCACAATGGCGACCCGCTCACCGCGCGCACCCGGCACGTGCCGGCAGGCCGGCCGAAGACCGGATCGCCGCCCTTCGATTTCACCGCCAGCGCGACCGACGCGCTCACCATGCCGCCGCACCAGCTGCAGAAGGTGTCCGCGTGGTCGACCGAGCGCATCCTCTACGAGCTCGAGAAGTACAACGGCTGGGGCTATCTCGGCAAAGGCAACAGCCCATATCTGTGGGCGTGGACCAGCGAGTATCGCGGCGGGAAATACGTCCGCGACGGGGTCTACGACCCGCGCGCATGGGACGCGCAGGCCGGCTGTGTCGCGCTGCTCAAGGAGCTCGCCGTGCTCGAGCCTGCGGTGGCCGGGCGGCTTGCGCATCGCGAGGCAAATCCGCCGAGTGAGGTGAACGAGGCGGCGACGCGGCGCGAACGGGCGGCCCGCGCCGGCGGCGTTGTCGGCGCCGGCACCGGCGGCGCAAACGAAGCGGGCAAGACCGCCGCCGGGCTCGACGCCCACACGGAGCAGCGGCCACAGCAATCGCTATTCCTGCCGCCGCTCGTCGCCTGGTCGTTGATCGGCATCGGCGTCGCCGTCGCCATTGTCGCCACCGCTCTCATCGTCCGGAAAAAGGCGACGATCCTGGCAAAGTGGTCGGGCGCGTCGGGCACCGGTCCCGCGGTCTGACCATGCCGCTCCTGCACTGGCTGGCGGCGCATCCGATCGCCGCGGCGTTGTTCGCGATCGCGATCATGACCCCGCTCACGCTCTTCATCATCGATGACCTCACCGGAGGAGATTGAACCATGGCCGTTCTCGGCTTGCTCGGAATGCTTGCTCTCATCGCCGGTGTCTATCGGTGGCTCGCGCTGCCGCGTCTGCGCCGGCTTCCCTGGTGGGATGGCCTGGTGGCCAAGCTCCATACGATGCTCGCGAGCGCTTCCGCGCGTTTGCGCGGGCTGTGCGGCAACTCGCGGACCATCGCCGTCGCCTACGCCGCCGAGCTGCTCGGCGTCCTCGACGAAGCCAAGGTGCTCGACTGGTCGCAGCTCCTGGGCTCCGAGGCGGCCGGCCGCGTGATGGTGATCATGGGCGCCGTGATGATCCTGCTGCGCCTTATCACCCGCACGGCGGTCAGCTTCAAGCCGGAGGCATGAGCATGTTGCAATGGCTCGCGAGCTTTCTGACTGCGCCGATCGTCAACGGTTTCATCGCGGCCTACAAGGCCAAGCTCGAGGCGGAGAATTCGCAGGACCGCACCGCGGCCGATCTCGCCGCCAAGGCGATCGCGGCCGAGATCGAAGCCCGCAAGAGCGCCAACTCCATCATCATCGCGGAGCAGGGCCGCTGGTGGACCGCGATCATCCGGCCGCTGCTTGCGGCGCCGGTCATCGTCTATCTGTGGAAGGTGATCGTGTGGGACATCGTCCTCGGCCTCGGCAGTACCGATCCGATCGGCGGCGACGTCGGCATCTGGGCCGGCACCATCGTGACGACCTATGTGGGCGGGCGCTCGCTCGAGAAGATCGCCGGCACGATATGGAGGCGCAAATGACGACCACCCGATCGCGGAGCGAACGCCTGGTCATGCTCGAGCAGAAAGTCTCACACATGGAGGAGGAGCTCGACAAGATCGCGGCCAAGGTCGACGAGATGCACGCCATCCTGCTGCAGGCGCGGGGCGTGCGATGGGCGGTCATTGTGGTGTCGGGTCTGGTCGGGTTCCTCGCCGGCATCTCGCATTGGCTGATTTCACGCGCCTGAGCGGCAAGAGGGCCAGCAAGAGAACCATGGCCAAGCGCGTCAACTATGAGGTGATCGCCTATGGCGAGTGGACGCGGCCGCGCATGAAAGACTTCCGCGAGCAGTGCTGCGACTGCGGCCTCATCCACCGGCTCGATTTCAGGATTGTCGACGGCCGCATCGAGTTCAGGACCCGCCGCGACGACCGCGCCACCGCCGCTGTGCGCCGCCGCTTCCGGTTCGCGCCGGATGAGTGATGGCTGCTCCGCGGTGGCATCCATCGCCGAGTGATTGAATGCCTTTCAGCGCAGGTTGGGTGAGTGACCGAAAGCATTGCAATCGCTGAACACTGTCACGCCGGGTATGGAGGCCCGTGATCTGCCGGCACGACGCTGTGCTGCCCGATTCCCGGCGAGCCGCACCGCGTTGGAGCAACAGCAGATGGGTCGAAGGGAGTCGATAATGAGTGAGCCATGGGAGGGAGCCGGCTCGTACTGGTGGCAGATACCTGTGGATACGAAAGTGGGCTTGCTGGCGATGCCTACCCTGCCAAACAATCAGGTGAGAGCTAGCCCGTGGGCTCGCGGCTCAGGAACGATGACATCGGCTCCCTCGTCGCTGCAAAACCCGTCCGTCCGGCGGGATAGCGGCCTGCTTCCGATGTTGAGCCGGGGACCGAATCAAGGGGTTGCGTCGCCTCCATCCGAAACGAATGGCGGGTTTCTCGGCTCGCTCGGGCGAGCTGTCACCGATACGTCGCGCAATCCATGGGGAACGGTGAGCGATACGGCAATGTCGGATGTGCCGATGCGGATTGCGCCGGAGCCATGGGCAACGCGAGACTCACTCCTAGGGTATCGAAATCTTTTCGTGCCGCTCACCGCCGCGCAGTTCGAAGTCGAAGGCGGAAGCGAGCCGGTTCCAACCGCGAGGAAGACCATCGACGAGGCAGAGTGCAACGCGATGCATCAGCGCGACCTTTTCCACTGTCGGATGGTCGGTCTATCCGCATGTTACGCTCAGGCAAACCTACGCTGGTCGAATTGTCTCGCTGGCAAACAAATCCCGCCGCTCAATTACTGAAAGCGAACGTCAACTATCAGTAGCAGACGTCCAGAATTAATGGCATCTTTGGGTGCAGGGCCTGAGAGATGCCGTCGTGATCATCGCTCATCGACGTCTGGTCATAGCCGACCCATCAGGCGATATCGAAGTTCCCGTGCGCTTGTTCCAGCCCGAGCAAGACGACGGTATGTGGATCTGTCGCTACGAGATCGACTGGCCGACTCGGCGGAAGTCGTATTTTGGGGCCGGCGCCGATGAGATGCAGGCGCTCATCCTCGCGATTCGAATGATAGGTGTGGAACTATATACGAGTGAATATCATGATTCCGGCACTCTGAGGTGGGAGGAAGCAGGTCGCGGATACGGATTTCCCGTCCCCGGTACCTTGCGCGACTTGCTGATTGGCGATGACGCCAAGGACATATGA